CACAAGGGGCGATGGTGAAATAGTCGGCATATCTTTCGCTTGCGAAGGCTTTGAAGGCTATTTCCCATTTGCACACGAGACAGGATTTAATTTTCCTAAAAGCAAAGTCATGGAGTTTACAAAGAAAGTTTGCGCTGCAACTAACGATAAGATCTTTCACAACGCTCCGTACGATGTCGGGTGGTTGCGTAGCTTTGGCGTCACAATAAACGGCAGGATTATCGATACGTTGATAGCAGCGCCGTTAATAAACGAGAACCAATACTTTTATTCATTAAACGCGTTGGGCAGAGAATATTTAAACGAAGGTAAAACGGAGGCAGAACTAAACGCTGCGGCTGAGGAGTGGGGCTTAGACCCGAAAGCAGAGATGTGGCGTCTGCCTTCGGCATACGTAGGCACGTATGCTACACAAGATGCTGCTCTAACTTTGAAGCTATGGGAGCACTTCAAAGTAAAACTAGAGGAGCAGAACCTATGGAACATTTTTGATTTGGAGATGGAAGTCTTACCTGTAGTTATGGCCATGAAAGAAAGGGGCATACGTGTAGATTTAGAAGGCGCAGACAGGATTAAAAAGGACTTGATTAAACAGGAGAAAAACCTGCTCAGAGAGATACAAAAGCAGTCAGGAGTCAAAGATATACAACTTTGGGCGGCAAACTCCTTAGCGACCGTTTTTGACGCCCTGAAGCTAACGTATACGCGTACTCCAACAGGTCAGCCTAGCTTTACCAAAGCTTTTCTAAACAATCACACACATCCTGTAGCTAAGATGATTAAAGAGGCCAGAGAGATAAACAAATCGCACAGCACGTTTATCGACTCTATCTTGAAGCATGAGCACAACGGCAGGATACATGCAGAGATAAGACAGCTAAAAGGCGAGAGCGGCGGCACAGTCACTGGTCGGTTGTCCATGAGCAATCCAAACTTACAACAGGTCCCGGCACGAAACAAAAAGATAGGCACGTTGATTCGTTCTCTGTTCTTGCCAGAAGAAGGCGAGCTCTGGTGTTCAGCAGATTTTAGTCAACAGGAACCAAGAATACTTACCCACTACGCAGATCTATCTAAGTATCAAGGGGCAGATATGATTGCCGATGCTTACAGAGAAAGCGATGCCGACTTCCATCAAGAGGTCGCTAACATGGTGGATATTGATAGAAGCACAGCCAAAACAATAGGGCTAGGCATCATGTACGGTATGGGTAAAGGTAAATTAGCGGACGAGCTGGGTGTAAACACAGACGAAGCCGCAGAGATATTGAGTAAGTTTAATACGTACGCACCGTTTGTAAGAGAGTTAGCAGACTCTGTTATGCGCAGTGCTACTCAAAAAGGATACATAAAAACTCTTTTAGGCAGACGTTGTCACTTCGATATGTGGGAACCTCTAAGATACGGCACGGGTAGACCGATGAAGTATAACGAGGCGATACACGAGTACAACGGCGAAATAAAAAGAGCGTTTGTGTATAAAGCTTTGAATAAATTAATTCAGGGCTCGGCTGCCGATATGACAAAGAAAGCCATGGTTGATTGCTATAAAGCAGGTTATATGCCTTTGCTTCAGGTGCACGACGAACTCGTGTTCTCTGTTGGGTCAAAAGAGGACATAGCGGGTATAGTAAAAACCATGGAAGAAGCTGTCCCGTTATCTATTCCTAACAAGGTAGATGCGGAAATCGGTGTAAATTGGGGTGATTCTATGGAGTCATCTCATAAATAATAGTATATAATAAGAGGTATCATGGATTTAGAAAAATGGCGTAGCGTGTCAATACGTAAAGAAATAGTTGAGTTGGCGGCAGAGATCGGCGACAAAACTGAAAGACCAACAAGTAACGTGATTGCTTTTGCAGTAAAGCGTCTGCATCAAGACATAGAAAGCGGACGTTTACCAGAAGAAGTAATCAGTGAAGCATAAAATACTTTACGAGTCTCCGTACGATTACGATAACTTCTCTAGCGAGGACGGCAAAGGCGGTAGGTTTTACGACTGTAACGGCCAGAAGCTGCCTTCTGTAACTACTGTATTGTCTGCAACAAAGTCAAAAGACGCAGAAGAAGGGTTGCAGAGATGGAAAGATAGAGTCGGCGAAGAAGAGGCTGAACGTATTCGTATCGAAGCTTCTACGCGTGGTACGCATATGCACCACATACTAGAGAATCAAATTGTGCACGGGGATCTTTGGCACTATCGTCCGGTCACCGGCGAAGAGAAACGCGCGTACAAAATGGCTTGCAATATTATGGACAACGGTTTTCCTAAGATATCGCAAGTGTATGGCTGTGAAGTATCTGTGTACTATCCCAACAAGTATGCAGGTAAGGCAGATGTCATTGGCGTCTTTGAAGACGATTTAGCTATCATGGATTTTAAACAAACCAACAAACCAAAACGGCGTGAGTGGGTTGGCGATTACTTTCACCAGCTTGCTGCCTATGCTCTGGCGCACAACGAGATGTACGGCACGAACATACAGAAAGGCGTGGTGTTGATGTCTTCGGTGGACCTAAACTATCAGGAGTTTACTTTGTCTGGTGATGAGTTTAGAGAGTACGGTGAGCGTTGGTTAGAAAAGGTTAGTGAGTATTACACCAGAGACATCATGCAGATGTTGGCTTAACGAGGTTTTTTGTATCTTACATCTTCGCCAGTTTCTTCGTATTCTTTCGCCCAAGCAGGGCCCACACTGAAATCAAACGGTAAGACGGTTCTGGTTTTAAATTCTCTTCTTACACCGGATAACTCTTTTTTAAGATCTCTTTCTCTATCTTTTAATTGTTGAATTCTTACATCCGTTATACCTTCTCTTTTTAAAACTGTTTCCGCTTCTTTTAAAAATTCACGAAAGTATTCATCTGGATCTATAGGCACAAAAGTTGCGCCCTCTCTTGTTCTGTATAAATTAGCTCTATCGTCTGCTCCAAGAGCGTTGTATCTTTTTTCATTTTCTTTAAACAAGAGACCTTGCCAATACTCAGGCTTTCTTCCAGTAACTTTATACATTGTATTCAAAAGATTCCTATGTTTGTTCACCTCTCCTAAAAGTTCTTCGTTTGCGTCGTAGTAAGATTTTAATATTGCTGCTCCATCAAACAATCTATCTCCTCCACCGGCTTGTTCTCTAAACACCTGCCTGTTAATTTCTGTTCTTCTGTTTATAAACTCTTTTACCTTAAATTTGTGATACGCATCATTAAAGTTAATTTTTTTAACATCAAAACCGCTTAATGCAAACAGCTCTTCTGCCGCGTCTTGCGGTTGGTTGTAATCACTTAATGTTTCTAGTCCCTCTCCAGAGGCTTCTATTACATCAACTCCTTGCGTAATTACTCCGGGCAAAACGTCTATAAAAAATTCTTTTCCAATGGCTGTCCAATAGCCAACAGGATTTACGTTAGGATCTATTTCAGTAACTTTTTTCTCTCTGTCTGAATCATAGTTGCTTCTAGCTTTTAAAAACGCTTTTAATAATATTTGATCTTCTATATAGCTTTCTCCAAAACTGTATAAGGCTCTACTCATGTTTTTTATAAAATCTGCTGCAACGCCGACTAAGCTCCCTGTAGGAAGTTGAGAACTCGGAGAAGCTATCCTAAACGCATCTCTGTAATATGCTCTGACTGCGCTACCTATTTGATCGTACATATCTGTATGCGTTCCGTCTACATACTCAAGAGTGTTGGTTTCTTTATTAAATTTTAAAACTAATCTGTTGTTATCTTCAGCGTAATCCGCTACAAATTCGCCTAGAGCATACGCTATACCAATAGGCAGGCCTATTCTTAAAGCAGCCGCCATTGGAAGAATTAATCCCATAGTGGTTAAGTAGGCCATGTGAGAAAGAGATCTGGCAACACCGTTGGCAACTAATCTAGGATTACCTGTTTTCATTCCTATTTCCATATCCTTGCCAGCCATAACAGCTATGTTGTATTGAGTTCTAAATATTTCTGTTGGAAAGGCAGTAAAGTTACTAACCGGGCTAGCCCTTAATATCTCTACAAACCGTCCCACGTATTCATAATTAGGAACAGTGTTTCTTGTTCTGTAGGCGGCTAATTCGTCAATCATTTGTGCGTGTCGCCTTATTGGATTATCAGACTTAAATTTTGGCTTGTAGCCGTACATTAAATCTTCCATGGTTTGCATGTTTTGTTCATATTGCGCTTGCGCATCTTCTGGAATAATGTTTCTGCCGCTAGCATCAGAAACTATTTTTAAAGGAAAAGCCTTTTTGTATTTTCTTTTTTCGCCGATGTAATTTAAAACTTTAAAAAAGTTGTCTGAAAAAAGATAAAGCTGCCTAGTTTTTTCCATTGCCGTGTTAGCTACACCTGCTTTTTCAGACTCTATTTCTAACCCTTGAAAAACTCCATTCATGCTACTTTGACTTCCGGCTAGCTCATACGTTCTAGCTAGATTACCTAAAGTAACAGAGCTATCTAATAGTCCTAGTTCAACCATTCTTCTAGCTTCGGCGGGAGTGGCGTTGTTTAAGTATGCGGCGGCATTTTTAAAAGCTGCTTGTAAAGCTGTAGGGTTTATGGAGGATATGTTTCCGTTTACTAAAAGAGTTCCAGCCGCGCTAACAAAGTTTCTTATTTGAGTTTTAGGACTGTAAACAATTTTACCTTCAGCGACTACGGTTTTAGGATACAAAAATATAGGCGCGTAAAAGGTATCTACAAAACCTTGTAGGCCGCTATTATTTACTTGATTTGATAAAGATTGAGGCATTAAACCAGAATTAAAAGCTTCTTGTATTCCTTGAGCAAAAGAATCTGTTGTGTAAAAACCCGCAAAAGGATTTGTTTCGTCTCCTTGTATTTCTTGATTGAATCGTCCTTCTTTAACTCTAGATATCCATCTAGTCTCAGGATTGCTTGCCATTTCAAACAAATCATACAAAGCGCTATACCCCGATAAAAATTCTGTTTGTTTAAACGCTGTAACTACAAACTTGTCACTAGGATCTGTAATCTCTCCTATAGCCTTACGCACAGCTTTGTTTATATCTCCTCTAGGTTTTAAAACACTTTCGTCCATGCGCACATCTATAGAATCGGTTGGAGAGTTACCAAAGGTGGAAGAATCAGGTAATAATCCTCCTTCAGATAATTTTTCTAGTCCGACTTCTTTTTTGTATATGCTGTCTAATAAAGTCTCTGCTGCTTGAACGGGGTTAGGAACTCCCTGTTTGTTAAATTTTTCAGCTAAATACTTTACCGCTCCTAGATGAGCGGATTGTTCTTGTGTAGAAGCTCCCTTCCTGTTTGGGGCGTTAAATTTAACTCCGGGTAGAGTAAGTTTATAAGCTCTTGTAAGGTAAGAGCCTAAATTTTTGTTTATTGTTTCCCTTAGTTCCACTGGCCATGCTTCCATGTCTGGATCTACTTTGTGCATAAACTCGTCTATTTTTTTAGTGTTCATGTCCACTAAAGTTCTAGCGGCAGTAAAAGAATCCACCATGCGCTTTATTTTTCTTTTTACTTCTGGAGATTGTTTGTTGTATTCAAAATAATCAAACAGTTCTTTTCTAGTGGTTTGTCCGGTTAAAAAATCGTCTTGTGCTTTTTTAAAAGATATCTGTTTATCTGACATAGTTTCTAAACCAAGAAGATCAAAAACATCTGATTTAGTTCTGGACAAAGTTTTTATTGCTTTGTCCATGGTTAATTTAATGTCTCTAGCTTTTCTGTTTTCAGCACGTTCTCCGGTGCTTTTTCTTTTTACGATTTGTTCCCATTCTGCTCTAGGCAAACTTTTTTCTGGTTTAAAATAAGAGTTTATATATCTGTAGCCTAAAAAATCTAACCAACTTGTTAAGTCAGAATCTACAGGGGTAGAGTAAACACGACTTTGCGGTCTTTTGCCTATAGGCACTTCAGCAAAAGATTTTGTGTCTGGCTCCCACTGAGGAAAATAATCAGTATTATCTATAGTTATTTTCATGTCTTCTTTAACCGCTGGGCTTAGATCAGGGACGCTTGATCCTTCAGGAACAAACTCTGACATTTGATACGTTCCAAACACAGGACGTTTTGTTTCTGGATCTATTAATGGTTTGTGAACTATGATTGGGTCACCGTTCACGTTTTCCTCTTGCACAGGAGTTGCCCAATGCAGTCTTACTCTTGCGTCTGTAGGCACATCTGAGAAAGGTATGGCAGGAACCATGCCTTTGCCTTTTTTAGGCTCATAACGAATTACGTTACTCAAAGGCTCTAATGTCCCTGCTTCGTCTATAGGATTAGGGGAGTTGGGTATGTCTATAGAAAAATCTGGCTGAATGTTTAAATCTAAATTTAGTAGCTCATTTTGTTTCTTTTTGTTTTCTGCTGCTGCTGCAACTTCGCTTTCAAAGGTAGCATCTGGGCCGGCAAACCTTTCCCCTGTTTTCATTTCTATCCCGGCGGAGCCTCCTTTTGTTGCAAGTCCTAATGTGCCTCCTAAGAAAAATCCTCCTGCTCCGGCTTCTATGTATTCAGATAAAGCTTGCTGTTCTTCTGGACTAAGGTCTTCGCCGTTTTTTAATTTAGTTAAGTAACCAAGAATTACTTTTTCCATAGGATCTAGACCTGCTTGTTTTCTTTCTAAATCTGTTTGTACTATTTCGGTACCTGCTTCTATCACTCCTCCTTTAACTCCTGATTTAGCTGTTTGTAAAATAGCAGCTGTCAAACTGTCTATAGCTGCGTCTTGAACAGCTTTGCCACCTCCTCTTAGTAAAACAAACAAAAGGCTGTCAGCCGCCGAGGCCGCTGTTCCCGCAAGAAAAGCTCTACCCGGTTTTAAATCTTCAGCTGTCTCTGCACCCTCTATAATTTGTCTTTCTATCATGGTTCCAAAAAAAGCAGGAAGCTGCCCTACAGTCATGCCGAATACAAATCCTGCGGTGCCCCCGGCTATAGTTCCGAAAGGTCCTAATATAGATCCAGCGTATGCTCCTGCTGCTCCAGCAGCTAGTCCGGGAGCCATGTAGCTAGCAGATTGCCCTGCTAAAGTAGATAGATACTCGTCTAATAAATGCCCCGGCAAAGTATCTGGATCATCGTCGTTAAACGAATCGAGCAGATCTTGAAAAGAAATAGCCTCGCCGTATTGAATAGCTTGGTCTTGTATTTGCTGTTCTATTTCTCTTCTTCTTTGCTGCACGTCCTTGTCTGTTGCAAGCCCCGCAGCGTCTTTAAGTCCTAAAAAAGTAGAGTAATAATCTGAAAGTAAGTTTTCCGACCCTCTAAAAAATTCATCTCGAATTATTCTAAAATTTCCCTTTTCTTTTGTGTCGCCAACTATTTTTTGATCTACGTGGTATTCGCCTCTAGGTATGCCGTTTGGAAAAAGTTTTTCTAACCGAGCTAATTTTTCTTTAGCTAGTTTTGTGTTTTCTTCATCAGTGTATTTTTCTAGGTCGCTAACAAAAGTAACGCCCGGGTATTGCGTAGTTATTATTGGATTGCGTTCTGGAGGTTTTTCTTCTTCTTCTGGATTATACATTTCATCGCGAGCCCGTATTAGTTAGCTCCATCTAAAAGCTTTTCAATTAAGGCGTTTATGTCTCCTTCTGTCACGTCTTGTGAGATATACAAATCTTGTAATGCGTTAGGGTCCATGCCTACAATTTGTCTGTAAATAACTTGTTTTAACGCTGCGCGCATTTCTTCTTGAGTTTTAATCCCAAACCCTTGTAACTGAAAGTTTAGTTCTTCTGGGCTTAAATAATTTGGGTCTCCGGGCGGTAATTGAGATCTGCGATAAAGCTCTGCTATTGCTTCTGATTTTTGTATGGCGACTGGTTTTTTATTTGGATCTGTTGTTAATAAACTTGTTTCTGTTTTAAAAGCGTCTTTTATTAAATCCCCCGACACTATTGCTTCTCTTTCAGGTATTGTTCCCATGCCCTCTGATTCAGCTAAAGCAGCTTGACCGGCTACGTCTACTAATCCTGCTACACCACCTTGTAAACTTTTGCCAGACAATAAAGTTCCTAATCTTTTTCTCTCCATTCTTTCGCGCATGAGGTCTGTATTTAAAGGATTGTTTAGAGCTATCTGTAGTGCGTTCTGTACGGCTACAGGATCAGGCGTTTTAACAGTAGGAGACTCTTCTTTTTCCTCTGTCTCTTTTGTAGAGGAGCCTACGTTAAAAACATCTCGAACAGCTTTGTTCATAGAGTTTATATCTTTTAATATTTTTTGCGTGTTTTCCATAGCCTCTAGCAAATTGCTTGGCTTTTCTACCACACTACCTTCTTGCATTTTAGCTACGTTAGCGGTGGCTACTACATCTAACTCTTCTACGAAATCTGGTGTTAGTAAAGTAATCTCTTCTTCGGTCACGTCATCTCCTATGGAAGAGGCTATATCTACGATAGCTCTTTTGTAGCGCATGTCTATTTCTTGCAAGCCGTCTAAGACTTCTGCTTGTTGCTCTGTTGTTAAAGAGCCTTCGCTTTTTTCTTTTGCTTCTTTTACAAAATCTCTAGCAGCCTGTTTAAACGTTTCTGTAGTTTTAGTTACTAATTTTGCTGTGTCTTGTCCTTGGTCCTTGGTCGGTGCTTCTTCCATATCCATCATAGGAGCATCGCCCTGTGGTTTTACAGCGGCTAACATGTTGTTAAGAGCTGCGTTGATTTCGTCATCGCCTTCTTCAAACACTTGCGCTGGCATACCGCTAGGCATCGGTACGCCCATAGGACCAGTGCCCTGTACAAAATTCATAGCTTGATCGACAGGAAAGACTTCACCACCTTCTTCGTAGCCCATTCTTTCTACCACTTCTGGAGCTACTTTAGCTAACGCTTTCAGTCCTTCGTTTGGATAAGTCTTGCCACCTTCTTTATAACCCATCTTTTTAACGACGTCGGGTCTTACTTTTGCTAAAGCTTTTAATCCTTCGTTTGGATAAGTCTTGCCCCCACCGTTGTAATACTGAACCATGCCCCCCATTTTGTATCTCGGTATAGGAGCTAACCCAGAGGTAATCCCCTGCGGCATTTGAGTAAACATGTTTCTGTTACGCCAACTCATAATCAGTTATCGTAGGTATATTAAAAGGGTTGAACTGTCCTAGACCGCCTCCCGATAAAGGCGAAGGTGCTAGTCCTGATGTAGGCGTCTGCATTTGAGGTATTGTTTGTGCAGGCATCATAAATTGCTGCCCCATGTTACCAAACAGGCCTCCTAGACCACCGCTTTGTAATAAACCAAGAGCTGCCGCTTGTGGGCTGATTCCGGGCTCTGCTTTGTAAGTGGTTTGCGCAAATCCTGTTGGCAACATGCCTAACATGCCTTGTAGTGTCTGTAATCTTTGTCTTGGCTCTAGTGCAGCTCTTTGTGCTGCATCAAACGTAGCGTCAAACCCTGCTTGTTGTAACCCTCTGCCTAACGAACCGAGTCCAGTTAGCGCATTTATTTGATTAATAATTCCTTGTTGTCCTGTTGTTGCTAGTCTGCTCAATCCTGTTCCAGCTGTTTGCGCTGCTCTTTGAGCTCCTTCAAAGCCTCTCGATCTTATAGCTCCTATCTTTTCAGCTAATCCTCTACCCAAAGCTCTTTCTCTTTCAGACTCCATAAGTCTGCCACGAGAACCACCAAAAGCACCTGCTTTAACAGCATCAGCTCTATCACGGACTCCTTGTACGTCAGCTCTTTCTGTTAGATCGCTTATGGTTTGTTGTACAACTGCGTCTTCGTACGGGTTGTAAAAGTCTCTTGCTCCTTGTGGACCAAAGAAACCTGCTGCTTGTTGTATAAAAGGTTGAAACTGACCCAAACCGCCAGCAGCTAATCTAGCTTGTTCCTCTAACGGATCAAAGCCAGCTATTTGTTTTTGTGCTATAGGTGTTGGTGCAGCGGCTAAATCAAACGCGGACTCTAAAAAGTCCCTACGCATTTTTGCGGCTAACGGATCTTCCTGTCTAACAACGGTTGTTGGATTTAAAAAAGCTGCCATTACGCCATCTGCTCCGCTTGTTTCATTAATTTATATAGGTTTCTTGCACCTAAAACTTGTGTTGCTGGTCTGGTCATAACAAACTCACCCGGCTCTAAGAAAGCCGGTGTTATATCTCCGGGACCATCGTCCATGCCGCCTTTTTTGTAACCTTTTATATTGCCGTTTTGTTTAATACTAGCTATGCCTTCTAATAAACCGCCCTCTTCCATTGTAGTAGGTTTTACGTTTGCGTATTGTGCACCTTCAATAAGAGCGGGTTGTAGATTACCTATTCTGTAACTAGGCATGTTTTCTAATTGTTCTGGTGAGTATCCAAAAGCGGCTGCTCCTGTAGGCACAACATCTGCTGGACTTCTGTCAGGAGAGTCTAATAATTTTTTAAGAAGCATAAAGTTAGCGAGGCCGCCTAAACCGCCCATGCCGCCACCCATGCCCATGCCGCCACCAAACATTGCAGCTGCTGTGTTGTTTCCTAAAATACCTTTAGTGGCATCTTCTAACGTATCGTCTAGTCCCTGTAGTTTTAATCTTCCCCCTATTTGTTTTCCAAGAGGTGAAGCTAAAATTTTTCCTAATGGGCTATCTGAATCTACTAAATTACCTAAAACTCCTTTGATACCACCGGACTCTCCTTGTAAACCTTTTACAATATCCATGCCGATAGACTGTCTTAATGGAGCGCCTCCCCCAAGTCTAGTGGGGTCTGCTGGTCCAACAAAATTTGGATCAAATATACTCATGCCCTCTTTTGTAAACCCTCTAGTGGCTCCTTGAGCTAGTGCACCTAAACCTGCACCTAACGCTGCGTCACCTAAATAGTCTTTTGGTTTTTCTCCACTTAATAATCCTTGTAGTCCTGCGCCAACTGCGCCGGATATGATTGGTCCTCCGGGAACAAAAGCAGCAGCTATAGGCGCTAACGGCGCTAGTTTCTTACCTAAACTTTTTAATCCTGATTTATCTGCAAAACTTTCTAGTCCTTTGGTTACTTTTTTAAGTAATTTACCTACAAAAAACTCTGGCTGCCCTGTTATTGGATTTATTTTCATAGCCGGTGAGCCGACTACAAACTCTTCTGGATTGACTTGAAACTCTCTAAATTGATCGTAGAGCATCTTGCGCAGTTCTGGGTTGGCTTCTAATATGCCTCTTGGTACAACGGTTTCCCCCGTTGCCACGTGAGCTATATGATCGTCTTCAAAACGACCTAAGCCTTTCGCTATGTTTAGTGACTCTTGTAACTGCATAGTCCCTCGTTTAAACAATTCCTATTGTATGTGCAAATTTATTCTACTGCCACTATTTTTACGAATAAACGTGCCAGTCGTTACCGTTAAAAAGTTCTGCTTCAGCGTTTCTTCTGCGCACTAAACCTTTCAAAACCTTGCCGTTGGCCTTGTTCCATCGTTTTATCTGCTCTGCTACGTCGTCGTACGCGCCTTTGTTCAAGACTTTTCTTAACGTAGAAGTTTTTAAGTTCGTTGGTCCTAGGTTATAGGTCCATGCTACAAGGGCATCAAACTGGTTTTGTTCTAACGGTACGTCAATAAGATCTTCGACGTATTCTTCAAATTCCTCTAGGTCCTTGGCTAACAGTTCTTCTGCTTGATGCTGCGATATCTTCATACCCTCGACCACGTTTTTAGTTGTGCCGTAGCCTATTGTCAACACGCCAGCAGAACACAAATAACTTTCTAGCTCGCAACCTTCAAAGTGTTTTATCAAATCTATGCCGTTTTGCGATATCTTCATTTTGCCTCCTTGGTTGTAACTTTTCTGTAGTACACAACAACCTCTTTGAGTTCGTTGATGTAACGTTTAAGTTCTTGCATATTGTAAGACATGAGTTCGTAGTCTGGTATAGACATAGCAACAAAAACAACTCTGCCTTCTTCCTTTTTTAGTTTGTCTAAGAACTCATCGATGTTCTTCTCAGATACTACATACCAGTACGGTTCTTTTAAATCTATACCTCTAGGCAACATAGGCTGTGCTATCTGCCTATCTATTGGTTTAGATATGACGTCTACTTGTTTAGGAATCAGGCTGCAACTGTAGACCGTCATTAAGACGATCAATGCTACGGCTGTCTGCTTCAATACTGTCGAATACATCTTTAGTGCCATTGTTTACTCTAGTTTCTATAAGTCCGGGTTTAGCTGCGGCTAGCTTACTTAGATTGTGTCGTTTGAAGATATCTAAGTATCTAGACATCTCTGCCTCTATTTCTTGGTTGCGTGACTGTATGGCTAGTAGCCCTTCGGTCTGCACTTTAAAATCAGATTGCAAAGATTCTATCGCAGCTCTTTGTTCTTGGTCCCTCAACTCAAAAGCTTGGTTGAGTGAAGCCAGTCTCGAGTTCTGGCTCCATAGAAAGTATAGGGCTATAGCTAATACCCCTACGACTCCTAATAATATTCTACTCACTCTTCGTATAAGTTATTAAATGTTATCAGCGAATCCAAATAACTTTCGTGCCCCTCAGCTGAATGTAAATGTTGCGACGGAGCAAAGTCCGGCGCCCCCTGTCCTGTAACCCAAAGTGCTGGGCTAGTCGCTCGCACTCTGTTGTTTGGTAAAGCAACCATGTTGCCTTTCCATTTACAGTCTTCAGTAATATAAAGTAAATGCGATTGCTTGTGTTGCGCTGGGCAATCAGCTATCGCGTTATTGGTGTAGTCAACGGTAAACAAATACTTACCTGTGTAGAACTCGCCATCGATCTTACATTGCCAAGGACTAGAGCTGACTCTGTCCATGGTAACAATAGAATGATCTCTAGACTCGCAGTCCCATGGTTGTGCTAAATGATCTTCCATGGGTTCTGGCCACTCGTCTACGGGTATATCTGCTATTAGCGCTTGTATTGGCATACGTGCCCACATAGCACCACCGTGTATGTTTTTATCAGGATCATCTTCTTCAAATCCTGTAAAGACCACTTGAAAACTTAACGACCTATCTGGAATTGTGTTCACCGCTATAGCCAAGGCGTGTAGGTACTCGCCGTGGTATCTTAGATGATTAGCGGTAAACTCCCTTCTTACCCAACACGGAAAGTGTGGGATATTACTAATCAGATGTGCCACTCGTTATCTTCTTTTCTTTCCGCCTTTTTTAGCGTATTTAGCTTTTTTAACCTTTCCGCCTTTTCTCATGCCTTTAGCTTTTTTCATTACTCCGCCTTTTCTCATACCTTTGGCTTTTTTCATCATTCCCGGCATATCTATCTCCTTTTTTTCTTTGCAGAAGTTTTACGTTTTTTCTTCGTTGCAAAAGTTTTAACATTTGTTGGTTTACCACCAACCCCTTGAGCTTTCGCTCGTTTACGCTTTACAGCGCTTGCCCGTTGCGCTTTTGTCATAGACATAGCTTTTGAACGCGGCACACATTTCGGGTAGCCTTTCTTTTTAGTAGACGCTTTCTTACGTCCACACTTAGCAAAGCCACCTTTCTTGTTCTTTCTTCCAATATCGACCCAGTCTTCTTGGAACCACTTTTTTAAACCGGTGGCCATTATCTATATCCGCCACCACGTTTTTTATATGTTCTAACTAACCAAGCGTTTGCGTATGCACTAGGGTACACGTCAAACTTCTTTTTAGCCTCTGCTTTTACTCTAGAGTACAAAGCTGGGTTAGTTGGCGTAGGGCCACTTTTCTTTTTAGATTTTTTCTTTTTTACCTTGCCGCCTTTTTTTAATTTTAAAGCACTTAAAGATTTAGCCTGACCTGCATGTAATTTACTGGCTTTTTTCAAACCTTTAATTACTTTTTTAACAATCTTTTTCCTGTCTTTGCTTTGTATTTTTTTAGGGTCTAAAGATTTAGCTTGACCTGCATGTAACTTACTGGCTTTTTTCAAACCTTTAATTACTTTGTCGACTACCTTCTTTCTACCTTTATTACCTATTCTAACTGCCATCTAGCACCTCCACCTTCGTCTAGCTTGTCTTAATCTTGAGTTTGGATTCTTTGCTGCTTTAGGGAACTTCTTCATCTGTCCAGCAGATCTAGCACAATACGACTTACGTCTTTTCGCTGCTTTGCTGCCTTTCTTTACTTTACCTGTTACAGCTGTTTTTAATTTACTCCCCGGGTTTAGTTTACGGTAGGCTTTGACGCCAGCCTTTGTCATACCTGCCCCTGACTTCGTAGGACGGAAGTTCTTCTTGTTCCTAGCAGGCATCTTTGCCTTTTTTCTAGGCATAAATAGTCTTCTTCCTACGACCTTTCATAACCTTACCACACCCTCGGTGGTTGCGTTTCTTGGTCGTTTTAGCTAACTGTGCTCTCGTAATTGCCATTTTATAAATATACCTGCGAACCTTTTTTAGTCTGTACAAAAACTGTACCAACTGATGCAGTTCCTTTCAAGCCTCGTTCTTCTTCTGGGGCTGCATCTATATTGTACCAGCCAAATCCTGTCCAAACCTGTAAAGAGTTTACAGTAGTATTCCATATAATACTTCCGGGATTAAAAATGGCGTTGTTTCTTTCCGTTGTTGTAAACTGATCGGTGTTGCTTGGATCAAACTCACCTAAGTTAATTTCTAATATTCTTATCAGACGATTGTATAAATCTACGCTTATCTCTGTGGTTGCAACCGGTAGTCTGGTTGGTAAAAGCTTGGCCATTACTTCTTGCCGTCAGGTCGTATGTCGTATCGCAATGCACCCAAACGCCAACCCACTCCTACATTACCGCTATCGCCGTCGTTAGATGCTATACGCACAGCAGCTTGTCTGCCTCTTGCTCGCATGTGTTCTTGTTGCGTTGACGGAGTAACCGTTGCGGTATTGTCCGTGGTCAGTGAATCACCGGGGAAGTTTCTTGTTTTGGTGACTATGTTTACATTAGAACTAGCATCATCGTCTAAAAATTTTATATCGGGTATTAGTCTACGTAAGAAGGCAAAGCTGTCGCCATCGCCTAAATCAAAATCAGAAGACTCTATAAACACACCCGTCATCTCTGCGCCGTCGTTATCAAAACCTTTTTCTTGTTCGTATAAGTATCCTCCAGAGACAGCTTGCGGATAACTTTCTATATTTGAGTCTAGCCAAGCAGTTCTGGACAGTTGACCGTAGTACCAAACTTTTTCTAGATAGTTGTAGATAACGTATCTGTCGACTTCATTAGAACTAGCCGACGGATAGAACCAACCCACTTCAGAGTGTTTGTTGTTAGTGAACGCGTTTATTTTATATGCTTGTCCTTGGTTTATATCGCTAAACACATAGTTTCTTACGCTGCACGGTAACTGTTGAACACTACCATTGTATAAATAGAAAGCATCGTAACTCATGTAATACACACCGTTAGGTCCAGTCACAGCTGCTTTCGGACCTATCAGTCCTGTTGATTCGTTTATTAAGTTAAGACCAAAAGTAAACGGCGGTCCTATAAACTGCATACTGTAGACAGACGTATCGGTAAAGATAACTATCTCCTGTCTTGATTTTACTGCGCCTATAATTAAAGATCCCGAAGACAATCTTAGCTCCCCAGCAGAGTTCGTGGTCCTTGTTTCAAAGTCCAACGGATTCTCTTGATCGCTAAACGCTATCAACATAGGATCAACCGATCCTGTTCTAACGTTACTAGTGTTAAGTGGATCCGCTCCTAAGACTATTAGGTGTCGGTCTGTTTCAGATGTCAAAACTTGTAATGCGGCTGTGGGCACTTGATTAGCTCCGGTAGCGTCAGATAGAGCTGTCGCTCTTGTCCCTGTGCCGTTGTTCTCTATCCAACGATAAATACCGCCCGCTCTAACGTTAAAGATTAAATCTTCTCCGTAGTTATCGTGAGTGTAAATTCTTAATTGATTTGCAGCAGACAAAGGCGTAGTCGAGCCCCAACCGCTAGACCCCCAACTGTTTGCTCCCCAACCTGTTGATGATACGTAGGCATCTAGTCCTGTGTTAATTTGATATGCTCCCACAACAGTGCCTTGTCCATTACCTGTGTCACTGCCGTTTGCAGTTACCGTACTGCCGCTAGTGTCTTTAGCGGTCACTGTGTATGTGTTACCGTCTGTTACAGAAGCTATTTGATATTCTTGATTGAGAACAGCAGCGGTAATGTTGCCGCCTAACGAAACTGCGCCAGAGAAAGTAACAAAATCATTTTGTACTGCTCCGTGACTGGTATCGGTAATCGTAAGAGTGGACGAACCGTTTGATGCAGAAAAAGCTATTTCATTGTTGCCTGTAGTATTTCTTATAGGCGTTACGTCATTAAAAGCATCGTTGTTCTCTACTATGTAATACTTTAAATGCGTGCCCATACCTAAGTATTTAGTACCCGCTAAAGATATAAAATTGTGTAGTGCTCTAGCTGTGCCTTGATAAGTAGCAGAGAGCAGCTTGGACCAACCGCCAAACTTCTCTGGTCTACCTGCACGGAACCTAACTAAATTACAATCAAACCACCCGCCTTCGTTATCATAAGCTGTCCCTTCTCTATTGATTCCGGGGTTGAATGTAGTCTTTTGTAAAGGCATAAAACGTTCCTCTCAACTAAGCAAAAATAATACCGATAAAATCGTCATTAACAAAACAAGAAACATAATAACTCGTAGTTTTTTGTTTGTAACAAGAACATAAATAAAAAGTACAAAAAAGACTATGTTTCGTATCCGCCTTTCTTTGCGCTTACTCAACTTATGCCCCTAACAAGAAAGCTGGGAAGAAAAATAAAATGCTGACAACAATAATAAAAATTAAAATTGTTTTAATCTGTCTTCTTTTGTACTCTTTCCAAGTTTTCATCATTAGGATCCTTTAGTTTATGCTCCTCTTTAAGTTCTAAAACAGTATTAACTTTCTGCTGTAATCGTATCATATCTTGATCTAGAAGACGTAGCTGATCGGTGAGTCGTATGATTGTGGCCTTCATTTCTTGCACTGCTGGGTCAATAACGTTGGTTATGGTCTGCCAGACAAAATACACAAAGTAGCCTAAACCAACCACCATAACCACAGGGAACCCAAAGTCTGCAACTATTTGGACTATATCCATTAGTCCCTCCTTGCGTCTATCTTACCGTCTTCAACAAAGTTCTCTGCCCTAGCTATGCGATTTAAGTCCGGGCTAAGATCAAGAGCGCTAGATACACTGGTATCTATACGAATCATATCGTTGTTCATAATAGAAGCTCTGGTAATTAACATTTGCGTTATGCCTTGTATGGTTTTTATTTCAGCCACCAGCCCGTCCATGAGCTGTTTCATAACAAGAAAGATAAAGTAAGCCATGACTAGGGCTCCGGCGATAGGCACACCTAATTCTGCAATTAGGTCGAACCACTCCATTTAATCTTCGCCTTTGAAGTTTTTACTTGAGTTTGACGTACCTGCGTACAAACCAAACCAAGCTGCCCCTGCCCCCACAATGATAGATATAAGTCCGCTCTGTTCTAGAGACGGATCTTCTAAGCCCATGAACCACATAGTTGAATAATATAGGAGAAATATGTAGACGCTCAAAAATAGCCTAGGAAAGATCCGCCAAGAATCTATTGCTCTAGCTAGATGTATCCACTTTTGATACGGGTTAGCCCCTTGATTGTGTGGTGTTACATCAATGTCCAGTTCTAGTTTTTTCTTTATCGGTTCTTGGTTCATATAAACCTCGATAGTATTACCGTACCCACGATAAATGGATACACCGCCCAAAGCATTGTTTCTAAACGATCAAACCTTTTTGATCCCTCTTCTAATCTTTTTTCTATGTTTTGATAACGAATAGCGCACTCTTTCTCATGCGCCTGTATTTGAGCCAGTGCGTTTTTATTTGACACCGTGTTCTTACCTGACCTGCTCATAAGATTGATTATAGAAAGCCGTGCTCTCAGCACTTAACTTTGAAGAAGACGCTGAAAAAAATATGACGCCTAAGATAAATAAAATGCCGGCAACAGCAAAAGCCATTTTAAAGAGTTCTTGTCGCTCTGCTTTCTTTCTAGCTTCTATATCAGCTTTACTAGGTCTGCCTCTTCTTGCGTATTTAAAAGGTTTTGCTTTAGCCATTTTACTCTTCCTCATCATATTCTGGATCATAATTAGTTACTTTATTTAAGCCGTCGTAATGTGCGTTTTCGTTTTCCATGTTACGTTAAGTTTATAGTGTAAGTATAAGTTGCGCCAGTCGGCGAGATATATTTAGCGTTAAGAGCCTTACCAATATAACTTGTTGGCAAACCACCGTTAGTATCGTCAAATCCCCAAGTAAGTTGAAATTGATCGTTATTTGCTGCGGTGGCGTAAGTGCCCTGAGTTCTTTGTGTTGCATCAATTTGATTTGATGTAGTAGAAATAGAACCGCTTCCTGCGTTTACTAAACCTACTCTACTGGTCACAGCAGCGTCTTCGGTGGCTCCAGTAACCCAACAAGCAAAAGTTTCTGTGCCGCCACCAAACCCAGAACATCCAGCTAAACTAATGGCTAACCCTCTCCCAGCAGCCGTGTTAAACGTAAAAGTAAAACTGCCGGCACTATAACCGCTCAGGGCATCAGAATAATTTCCAAAGTTTTGTGTGTTGTAGCCGTCTGTTATACGACCAGCTATATATTTTTGTAGTACCGAGCCTCCCATCCAACTTGGATTAAAAGTAACAGTAGCGTATTTAGACCTACCATAAAACTGCGACATAGATATTTGCGAACCGCTTGAAACCACTCCGCCTAATTTACGGAAAGCAGCTTCGTTCATGTCTCTAGCTGCTGTAGCCGAAGCGTCTAGTTCTAAATTAATTGATTGTCCTGCGGTGGATCCACCAAGGGATATAGGACCTGAACTATTAAGTTGGTCGCTCATTTTTTAAGTTCTTCTATTTCTGCTTTTAGTTCCTTGATGCCTTCGATTAACAAAGGCACTAGTTGTTCGTATCTGACTGCTTTTGTGCCGTCAGGTCTAGTTGCGCAAGCCTCTGGCAAAATAGCTTCTATCTCTTGAGCGACTACGCCTACATCAGACTTACGGACAAAGTAATCGTCTTCGCCGCCTCTTTCTTTTACAACTTCATCTTTCCAATCAAAATTGTAACCAGAGATGGCTTGTATTTTTTCTATTGAGTTTTCTATCGGATTTAAGTTTTCTTTTAAACCTATGTCCGAAGAATAGTAAGCTGTAATGTTATTAGTGGCTCTTATTTCACCAGTTGTTGCTGAAGCTGTGGTTCCTACCCCAATGCTTTTTGCAAAAGTCACGGCTCCGCCGTCTGCTATAGTCATGGCATCATCACCATCTGTGTACTCTATTAAAGGTGTTTTTACGCTTGTTGATGCAATTACAGCATCTGCTGTAAGTGATGATGTTATCGTCATGTTAGTAGCTGTTGGTGTTCCGCCTAATGCTACATCTTGAAAAGCATCCACTACAGAGGCACCCGATCCTGCTCCGTCTGAATACACTACTTTAACAGCGTCCGCAGCTATGGTTACCGTAGTTCCTGATCCTTGTTTAATAATTATGTTTTGCGATCCGCTTGTTGCGTTTTCAATAATCCAAACTTTTGAAACGGTGTTGGGCCCAAGAGTGATGGTGCAGGCAGAATCTAGTGTGCCTGTATATTTTAAATATAAGGATCTGCCGGGGTCAGTAGCACCATCAGCTATAGTTGTTGTGTGCGTATCAGCGTTTGTTGTTATGGCTTCTGTGCCGTAGCTAAACGCTTCTGCTATAAGTTCTAAATTAGTGTTGGTAGACGTACCCCAAGTACCTGACTCATCACCTGTGGCTATTTCTTTTAGCCTTAAATCATTTACATACGTTGCCATATCATGCTACCTCTTCCCAAGATGGTGTTTGATTCTCATTTATTTCTGACCAACTCGGAGTTTGTGTGTCTGTAATATTACTATAATTAGGAGTTTGTGTGGTATCAAATTCAAACCAGACTATAAGATTCTCACCCACTTCCCCTGTAGCGGATACCCCGGCTAACGAAACGTTTGCATCGGCGTTAGGCGTAACCGTGCCAAGAGCGCTGGTTACTGCTTGACCAGTTAAAGTTAAATTAGCTTTACCTGTTACTGTAGGTGTGCCGAGTGCGCTAGTTCCAGCTTGACCTGTTACGTTTACGTTGGCTTCTGCATCTACTCCAACAACAGTTACCGACCCTACAGAAGCAGTTACCGTAGGTAGAGCGACCACAGCTTGTGCGTTTACGCCCGGAGCAGAGAAAGCCGCTGTAGCGCTTTGTCCTGCTGGCGTGACGTTTGCCTCTGCATCAGTAGCTACCGTGCCTAAAGCAGAAGTGCCTGCTTGACCTGTAACCGTTACGTTAGCTTCCGCATCGAACGTAGGTGTGCCAACAGCTCCTGTAACTGCTAGTCCTGCAACCCCGATATCTCCACCGGCTACGATAGCTACACCGCCTAGCGCTGATGTTGCTGACTGGCCAGAAGGCGTGACATTTGCTTCAGCGTCAGTGGTTACGCTTACCGAACCTACTGAACCTGCAAGACTTGGTAGAGTCGCTACGGCCTGTGCGTTAACACCAACACCAGATACCGCTGACGTGCCCGCTTGACCGCTTGGCGTTACGTTTGCTTCGGCATTTATCGTTACTGGATCTACTTGTGTAGGATCAGGTAAAAGAGCTTGTGCAGATACGCCTGATAGATCTACTTGTACGGGGGTTCCACCTAATGACGCAAAAGGCGACTGGGAAAAGGCGGATATACCAAACATGTTAGATCTCCGCTACGGCTTTAGGTTCTTCAGTATTTACAGATGCAGTTAGTTGTTGTTCAAAGACAGATAGTGCTGCGTTCACTACATCTGTTTGACGCATAAGGTCTTCTTTTTTCATGCGTAGTTCTTGTATCTGACTCAACAAGTATTTTTGTTGATCGTTCAAATCAGCTACTTCGTAGTCTTTATCGTTTATGGTAATCGTGTCTGGCATTAACTACCTATTGTTTTAGTGACAGATGTAGGTGTAATTTTTGCAGCTATCTCAGCATCAAGACTAGCTTTCTTTGCAGTAACTGTATCAGCTCCTAAAGCTGTTTCAACCCAACCTTGCACATCACTTGCTGCTAAATCGGCAAAAGCTTTGAAACTTGATAAATCTGAAGTGTCTACTACTTGACTACCGTAAACTTCCGCAGTCCAGTTGTTACCGTCTGAGTCTTTATTGGTGTCATCAGTAGCTTTTAATCGCCAATGCACGTTGTACACCACATCGGACTTAGAATCTTTTGTTGGATAAGTGTCTACGGTACTTACATCCCATGCGTATGATATTGCCATTTTATTCTCCCTTTAGAGTGTTAATTTCAGATTGTAAGGCTTCAATCTGTTCTTGTTGTTCTTGTATTGCTTTGACAAGATATGGTGTAACTTTTCCATAATCCATAGAATACATATCTTCTGCATCTTTATGAACAACACTAGGTATAATTTTATCAACTTCTTGTGCTATAAAACCTTCATCAGAAACACCAGTTTTTTTCCATGTAAAAGATACTGGATTTAACTCATTAATAACTTCTAGTCCTCTTGCCTTACCTGTAACATCTTTAAGAGTTGCATCCGAAGATGTAGCGTAAGTAGTTGCACTCCCGTTGCCGTATATTTGACCAACGATACTGCCATTTACTCTGAACCGCATAAATGTCCCGCCACCACTATGCGTTTCATCTACGAGTATTCCATAACCAATAGATTGATTAGTTCTTACTTGCAAAGTTTCATCTGAAATAGATGATGTATGGTTCATAAGAATTTTTCCCACAGAGGTAATACGCATTTTTTCTGTACCTGCACCTCCACCAGATGAAGTATAAAAGGCTATTATTCCATCTTCTCCACCTGCTGTTTGATCAACACTAGTGAAAGCCATATATGAATTTACGATTGGTTTTGTGCCCCCAGAGTTGACTGTTGCTCCGCCAACTAATCCAGAGTTTGATGCTGAACCGATTATCACTCTTGAATTTGTGTTATTTTGTGCAGAAAACTGATTACCCCAATATTGTCTTACTGAACCCCCTGAGTTTGTATCGTAAACATCAGCAGAAGTTTGTCTTACTAAAAAGTCACCTGTAGAGTTAATTTGTACTCTGTCTGTGCCTGCTGTTTTGATATCTATCTGGTCATCAGTATCAGCCGTAATGGTTGTATCGCCATCGGCATCAAGAATCATCTCGTTACCGTTTAAATCTATTTGTGAGTTTTTAGTTAATGCCATTAGAGAGTCTCTTGAGAATCAATTAATGTTTCATACGCTGATTTTACTTCACTAGTCCAAGTTGCATTTGCAATCGCTTGAACTCTAGCATCTTCCCCTGATATGTCAGTATCACCCCAAGTGTCGTCTGTTTTAGTTCTTGGATTTAAAACATGACGATGAAAAGTTCTGTTAAGTTCAGTTCCATCTTCTTTTATTACTGTAGCAGTTCTGACTTGCACTTGACCCATTTCAAGCACTTCAATTTTATCTACCACTGTTTCTTTTGTTATTGCCATAATTATTTCCTCTTATACTGCTGCCTCGTAATGTACCTGAAGTATTAAGTTTATAGTTCTGCCTCCAAACTGACTATTTTTTACTGATAATGAAGAACCAGTAAGAACATGAAAATAGATGTCATCAGCATTGTAGAGCGTTAAAGGACTACCAAAACTACTTGTGTTTTCAGCTCCTGAATAGCTTAACGAACCTCCTCCATAATAATTACTGTTATTTACAACATTGTAAGGTAGTCCGCCAATAACAAAAACGTTTGAATTGTTAGTAGGGATAAGTTGACTATAAGTATAAGCCATTACATGTCTGCCTACTTTTGTATAAGTAGCAGTTCGAACTATATCTACAGTGCCTCCATTGGGTAAAGTAGGAGTCCAACTACCCTCTTCATAATCATCTAAGGCATTTGCGGCTGCTGAGTCGCCATTAAATTTTATTCCGTCAGCATCTATTCTTACTTCCTCAGTATTACCTACATAAAAAGCGTGTCTGCCTGTGGCATGACCAGAACTATGATATTGAAGATCATATGCTGGACCACTAGTAAAACCTTGTCTTGTAGTTCCTGAATTAAATAAATAAAGTTTCAAGGATGCGTCAGTATATCCACTTGAGTAATCATTATTAACTACAATTTTTTTAGGTGTTGCTGTTGAGTTTTGAGAAGAAGAAGTAGAGCCTGCTGCTATACCTGTTGTGTTAAAACCGATATTTTCATCGCTATCTATGGTCAATGCAGTAGCATTTCCGCTATCAGAAATAGATGGGGTTGATGATAACTCTATTGGGATTTTAGTATTTGCCATTAGTCTGCTGCCTCTATTGTGTTACCTTCTTCAACCCAAGCTAATATAGCTTTATAGTGTCTGTTGCCTTCGTCTTTAGGTATGCTTAATTCAAGTCCATTCATTTTAGCTCTTATGCCTGCCTGTTCATGACCTGTAATATTATCTTTGATATATTTAACCCACTCTATTGTAAATTCATTTCTTAACATCATAGCTCCGCATCAAATTCAAAACCTCCAATCCACATACCTTCTGCATTATCTTCATCAGATACGCCATAATCAACTCTAAACGCAGAACAGTTAGGTGTGCCCGCCCAAGTGAATGTATGTAAGTCTGCTGCTCTCCACTCACCACCGCCTGTCTGTCCGTATGCGGCTAGTTTGGTAGAACCGCCTGTATAACCAGAAACCAAGCTATTTGGAGCATAAGGTGTTGGAGTTGGTCTTGCCCTCATGGTTACAGGATGCTGATACATATCGTGTGCTTGTCCATCTTCATAATAACTAATTCCTTGATAAAGCCAATAGCCATCTGTGTTATAAGATGCCATTTCATCACCGCCTACTCCATGTGTAGCCTTGAAATTATTAGGATATGCTGTGGACAAAAAATACCTTTGACACAAAGCTAAATTTTCTCCACTACTTAAATATTCAAATTCAGTAGCAACACTACCAACTTCTAACTGAACTGCGGTAATAGCAAATGTATTGCTTGTGCTAGACATAAAACTACTGAGACCTGCGGCTCTGTTTGCTGGTGTTTGTGCTGCCCAAGCAGAACTGTTTAGCGTTCCACCTGTGTATTCGCTGCCAGCATGAAGCCATATAGATACATTAAAACTAGCATTAGCATTATTATCAAATACTCCTGTCGTATCGGCAGGAAAAGTTAGCACTACTTTTGACCAAGATGAAGTAACTGCGAATGTTTTTGAAATTTGTCTGCTATTATCAATATCATAAAGTTCAAGTACATAGGTAGCATTTCCATTTCCTTTAACAAAAAAACTTACAGTAAATTCTTTTGCTCCACTTGTTCCTTTTTTAAATTGTTGTAAATTTTGCCCCTCTATTTGTTGCAATAAAATAAAATATTCACCTGCTCCTATAGAAGTGTCGGCTGTTGTGCATTCTAATTTTAAACTTGTCCTTACATTGCTTTCAGCAGGAGCATCATCAACAACAGCACTCATAGTAGCCCTACCAGAGTTGCTACCGCCTATATCCATCTTCCATCTATCGGCTGTATAGTAAGTGCTTGCGTTTGCTCCGATACTTGTAACTGATGTTGCCCTTTGTGCAATACTGTAGTCACCATTAATTAAAATGTTTCGTCTGCCGAAAGCTCCAGAGCTTTCTACCATGCTTGTATCTACTTTAGTTAATGCCATTATTCACTCATTTCTTTACTTGGTGGCAATGCTTTTTCTACTAATTTTAGTTCGTAAGCCTGATCCACTTGTGCATCTTCACCTGTTGCCATAGCAATACCGTTTTGATTGCAATGCACCATTAGTTTTTGCAAAATTTCTTCTTTAGAATGAATTGCTCTGTTTTTTGTAACATCTAAAAGCCATTCAGCTATATCTGGTGTAATAGCTTCTAAACATTTTTTTTCTGTGTCTGTAAGAGTTATTGTTATATCTGTCATAATATTATCCTAATAAATATCCCGAAAAATGAGTCCTTGATCTTGCACCTGAAATAGTGATGCTGGCACTATGGTAAGCATAAAGACGAACTGTGTCAGTTGCTGCTAATTTTATCATTTGTGTGGTGACAAAAGTATTATCACTATCAAAAGTTGAAGAATTAATAGCGTGCAGACCAAGACCAAAATAACCTTGATTGCTTCCACTAGGCTGCGCGTTATTCACGAAAAAAGACATGTACGCATAATCTATCGCACCTCCAAAATGAACAGTACCATTGAAAATATAAACTCCTGCTACAGGAGCAGTAAAAATGCTGCTGGCAAAATCTCCGTTTTGATCGTATTCTTCTGTGTCAAATGTTATATGTGTCCAACCATTTATAGATTGATCGCTAGATTTATAAGCATCAAAAGCAGGTTGCAAAGGTTTAGTTACATGACCTGAACCATCAATTTGAAACGTTGTTGTGCCACCATCTTGTACTCTTAATACTTCATTGCCGCCACCAACTACATTAATTCTAAGTCCTGAATTACCATTAGTTGCAGTCCCTGTAATTACTGGTGCAGCAGAACTAATGTGTAGTTCTGAAGAAGGACTTGCAGTTCCTAAACCCAAACCTGTTGAGTCTATAATTGCTCGTTCAGTTCCGCCTGTATCAAACCTGATTTTATCTTCGTCAGAACTTTCTTCGACCATGACTTTGGTATCACCATCAGCGTCTGATAGTTGCACCGCAGAGTTAATCTGACCGACTGCTATTGATACTACCTCTATTGAAACTCCGTTAGCGGGAGCAGCAGAAAAGGTTAGAACCGCATTACTAATACTGTAAGTTGCTTTTTCTTGGTAAACACCGCCAACAAAAACTTGCGTGTTGTTTTCGTTAGTAGGAGCAGCCGACAAACTAAAGGTTGTATCTGAACCGTCACCTGTAAACTCGTCTACTAAAATATTAGACGCTGCTGCGGATATATCCGTAATGGTGGATGTTATGGCTTCTACGGCTGTACCCGTTGGCGGAGCAGTAGAAAAAGTTAGCGTTTCCCCTGAAATGCTGTAAGTGCTTTTGTTTTGGTAAGTACCGTCTATATAAACTTGAACTGCATTCTCGCTTGTGGGCGTAACTCCTAACGCTAAAGTTGTATCGCTGTTGTCTCCAGTCATGGTTGCTATAACCATGTTTGATCCTTGCACATTATTTAATGCCGAGTAGATTGTAATAACTCTGCCGTTAGCAGGAGCTGTAGAAAAAGTGACGGTTGTTCCTGAGACTGTATAAGTATCATGAGCTTGGAACACACCGTCTATAAATACCATAAGTTGTTGTTCGCCAGATACTGCGTTGGATATAGTGAAAGTAGTGTCACTTCCATCCCCAGCAAAGATATTAGTAACTAAAAAGTTACCTTCACCAACATTACCCCAAGCAGAGCCTGAGTAACCCTCAAACTTAGACGATGTGGTATTGAATCTTAGATCTCCTGCAACAGGGGAACTGGCCCTCTGCGCTGTCGTTCCTGTTGGCACGTTAAGAGCTGTATCAAGCTCTCTGATTGTTTTGCCTGCCGGGAGAGTACAGAACACATCTTTTGTGCCTGCACTAAAATTAACAGCGCTGTCGCTGTTAGAACTAGAAAGGATAGTTGTTCTAGATAACGTGTCTGGGGAGGCATCGGTAACTGTTCCGATACCTACTTCAAACTCCGCCGTACCTTGGCCTGCAATACAGTAGTAAGTAACGTTACTGTTACCTATACCGGCGACAAAGGTTTCAAAACCGGTAGCCGCACCCGCTAAATTTAAGGTGCCTGTACCAGTTGTAGTGGTAGTTTCCTTTACTCTATCGTTAAGGACGAAAGCCACTTTGCTTCCTCCTTACGCTATTCTAATAATAGCTGTAGACGCTGCTTTTGCTGGAAATACTATTGTAAAGTCACCTGCCGTAGAAGTTTTATCACCACCAAAGTCTATAGTAGCAACTGATTTATTACTGTCTGAAGAGTTGTAAATCATGCAGCCTCTTGCAGTAATAGTAGCCGTACCAAAAGTAAGATCTGAAAAATCAGTAACCGCAGTCGTCCCTGTTGATGTAGGTGTCACATTAGTTAAATTTGATCCTCCTGAGCTGTAATTAGTACCGGACGCTTGTCCAGTTGTTACGAAAGAAGTTGTAGTTGCTCCCAAAGTTGCAGAACTTGTATACAAAGCCAGCTTCATTGTGTCACCACTACTATTAGTAAAGTTATGATTACCCTTCAGCAATTCAACTTTAAAACTTGTGGTAAGTGTAGATGTAATAGCCATAATTAAATCCTTTTTATAATTTCAGCTAAATTTTCATCGCCAGCTTTGATAAGCTCTTGAATTAAACTAGCTTTGTAAGATTTTATAGCATTTTTTATGTAAATTAAACAAACTTGTTTTATCTGATCTTCATAAGCTTTTGCTTGCGCTTCTATATGCGGTTCTAAATCTTCAGATGTACCCACTAATTTTTCTGTAAGTCGTTCAGCCCAGTATTCAGGCGGATGTCCGCCAAAATTAGTTGTAGCAACCTCCACAACGCCAAGTTCAGGCATTCCGTCAGGTGTTATTTTTATTACCATTTTTTTGGCTCCGGAGATTTTAGATGGTTATCTTCTCTGCCTATTAATATAGGTTGTTGTTCTAGTTTATTTACAGTCATTTCGCTTACCTTTTTAGTAAGCAGCCCTTTTTCGTCTTCTAAAACAACTAAGGGATCCGCTAAACGATGGTAGCCGTATAATTTTTGTTCGGCTGGTACGTTTGTATCTAATAAACCGCTTGTCCCTGCTACTTGCACTTGCATCCCTTCACTAATACATTTTGATAACCAAAACTCTACACAAGCTCTACCAGATTCTGCAAAATGAAGATTCCCTTGATAAGAAAAATCTATACCAAATAGTTTTAAAACGGCTACTTCGTTGTACAAAGCAAAAGCTATTGCATAAGCAACGGTATTATTTATGTAATGACAGTTTGTAGCTTTTAGTATTTCATCAATAGGATATTCAACAAGCCCTGGACATCTTTTATCTAGTTCGCAAGTGTATATGGGTCCTTTATGCTCTTGTAAAACCTTTTGCATACTACCAGTTTGACCCCCAGCATCATCTGTATCAAGAAATCTGGATGCAGGATCCATCATAAAAACTCTATCGTGATATATTACAGAGGCAACCGCATTTATAGTCCATACTTCATCGAAATGGCTTGCGTGTGCTTTCGCTAAACAATAATCAAACCAACTTTTGCCAAGGCCTACAATTGCAACTGTTTTGCCTTTTAACTTTTTTATTTTTGCCAAATTAACTTACTTGCGATCTTAACGAATCATAACGGTATTCGTCTCGCCTTCCTCTTCCCTCTGCTCTATTTTTTAACCTGGCCATCTCTAAGTTAAATCTAGTTTCATATAATTGTATTAAATCTGACTCACCTTTCATAAAAGTGTAAGCCTCTACTAAACATCCGTATAACAAGCCGTTTCTTGCATTTTGTGAAATCCAAGTTCCTGTTGTATCGGTCACCAAACTGTTAGGTTTATGTAAATAATGTAGTTCTACTGCATACGCTTGATCGGGTACTGGAGCTAATATAATCGTAGTACCGTTGTTTGATCCTGTCGATAATTCTTTGTCAAAATCACCGTAATAAAGAGGCAACCCTCGCAAATTAGTATCTGTAGGATCTACATTGAACTCTTGCATAAAACTTGGATGTTTCTTATCTAAATATGTGTAGTCACCGTTGTTAATTACAGCTAACGAAAAACTCATAATAAAATCTGTAGGGCAAGTTAAAAACCTATTGCCTGCAGTCATGTTGCCTTGTACGTTCTTCCTAAAAAAATCAAACTGTACAAGTTCAAATATTCTTTCCTCTGCGGTTTTAATAATGTCATCAAGCGTGCTTACAAAAGTAGATTCTGTATTTTCCGTATAATTTTGTATTAAAGTTTTAAGTTCTGCTAACGTCATATCAAGGTGTATTTGCTGTCCAGCCCATCGCGCTGTGATTTGTACAATAATAATATAATGTCGGAGCTCCAGAAGCTACCGTTATTTGCGTGTAAGCTCCTGAGCTACCTGGCGTGCCGTTTGTTAAAACTCCTGTTGTGTACTCAGATCCACCTCCGTGTGTTCCATTCGCTGTCGTAGAGAAGCGCAAAGGATGTCCAGAATTACTAGAATCACTTTGATCAAACTTATATGTGCCGCCCTCAGATAAGCTTAAAGTTACGTCTGCTGTAGCAGTAGAGCCGTCTATTGCAAATTTATTTGTTGATCCTACGTTGTAGTATGGATGGTTATAAGGGTTACCGCTTACTACAGTAACTGCATAAGTTGCATCGATTGTATAGGCAGTCCACCCCATACCTGAATGATTTGTGCAATAGTAGTAAAGTGTTGGCGCTCCAGAGGCTACTGTAATTTCTGTATAAGCTCCAGAGCTGCCCGGAGTACCTACGGTGGTGACTCCAGTAGTGTATTCCGAACCTCCAGAATGTGTTCCGTTTGCGGTAGTGCTGAAACGTAATGGATGTCCGCTGTTTGAAGAATCGCTTTGATCAAATCTATAGGTCTGACCTTCTGTTAAATAAAGTGTTACATCAGCTGTTGCTGTTGATCCGTCTATCGCATATTTATTAGATGAACCAAAATTATGATAAGGATGATTTGATGGATTGCCACCAACTACAGTAACTGTATAAGTTGTAACTGTTTGATTAGTTACAGATACTGTTCCTAAAGATGATGTGCTTGCTAGACCTGTTACTGTTTCATTTACTGTTGTACCAGTGACAGAAACACTACCTAAAGAAGCTGTGGCGCTAACACCGTCGGGTACAGCTCTATTAGACGGAACGTCTTCAGATGTTGTGACTTCTCCAACAGAGCCAGTTCCAGATACGCCTTGAAAATTGGTCCCTAAAATATTTTTATCTAGATAATTTGTGCTCGTACTATTTTTATATGTTACAACAACAAAACCTTCGCCTCCCTCAACATCGTTGTTTGGCCTTGGTTTGTATAAAGCTTCAGGATCTGCCTTTGCCCTTGTTGGCTCTAGCTGGGGGTGCTTGTTTTCATAACAAGAGGGACAAGTTTTTGCGCCGTTCCATTCTTCCTTTAGTTCATTAAGCTTGTATTCAAAACCGCAGCGATCACATAAAGCTCTAGCAAACTTCCCAGTTGCATAAGCCATTACATCACCCTGATATCAGGCCTCACTCTAAACGAGGCTCTATCTTCGTCCTGGTCAGATGCTCTTCTGAACTCCTCCTCATAAATAGCTTTGAGTTGTGCGGTTTTTTCAGGAGCTCTTTTGAGCGAAAGGTAATAGGCTAGACCCGCAGTAAAGCAAGGATAAAAGCGAAAAGGCATGTCCATAGTATCGATAGCCTTGTCTGCATCATCCATTCTTATAATTTTATTGAAAACTAAAATGTCAGTAGAATTTTCTGGAGCGGGCCAGATCTTCAATTTTGGAGTGCTTAGCTTTTCTAAAAAAAATTGTGAAGGCCTAGCTTGCGTTGTTTTATTTGGAATATTCAAGTATTCGCTACGCGATATTCTATTAATACTAATATCTGTTTGCGTAGAATTAATAGTTCTCCTTACAACTACATCTAAAACATCAATTACATTTGCATTCAAAGTATACTCAGTTGTTCCTTGTGTAACCGTTTGAGTATCCTGCTCAATAGTCCATTGATTCAAGCCTCTGTTTGCCCATTCAGCTAACATAAAATTAATGGATCTTCTTGCTGTTTTCAAATCATAACCAGTTCTTAATTCCAAGCCACATCGCTCGAACGCTTCTTCTATAAATTCTGCTACATTTGGTTCAAAGTCTGTACTACCTGATAAAGCCATTATTTTTTCTTAGTTTTTTTCAAAGATTTTTCTATTTGTTTTGCTTGTTTTGCATGCAATCTTGACGCACCTTTAAGCTCTTTTATTAGTTTTCTTTTTTGTGCAACTGTTAAATCTGTCATTCGTCTTCCTCCGCGTATAAATTATCAAATATTCTATTGACATCTAAAGTATAGTCTAAATCAGATTTGGAATAGTGTATATGAGCTGAAGGTCTAAAATCAGGGGCACCTTGTCCAGTCTCAAACCAAGCAGGGTGAGTAACTCTGACTCTATTATTAGGCAAAGCAACTATGTTGCCTGTCCACTCGCCAGCTTCGAGAAGCTGCATCACATGACTTTGCTTATGTTGAGCTGGATCATCAGCAATTTCATTTTCAGCATAATCAACCGTAAATAAATATTTAGCAGGAAAAAACTGTCCATCTATTTTTGCCATCCAAGGACAAGGAGTAGCTCTATCTATCACATAAACTGAATTATGATGCGAGGAACAGTCCCAGGGCTGAGCGTCATGTACAGCCATAGGTTCAGGCCATTCTTCTAATGGTATATCACCGACTAAAGCGGTTATTGGCATTCTTGCCCACATAGCACCACCATGCACTGTATCTTTTTCTTCTCCTTCAGGTTCTATACCTGTAAAAATAACTTGAAAGCTAAGACACCTTGTTGGCATCGTAGTGATTCCAACTGCCATAGCATGCAAAAATTCTCCATGATATTTTTGATGATTGTGAGTGTACTCTCTTCTTACCCAGCATTTGAAATACGGGATATTACTGTATAAATACGCCACCTATCTTTTTGAGTTTATATAAGCTCTTCCAAACCCTCTTTTTGCAGCACCAACTGCTGAGTTTTTTCCGCCTCTTTTCACTCCTTTAGATTTTGCAGGTCCACCTACACTCATGCCTTTGGACTTAACTTTACCGCCGTTTTTCATCCCCTTGGATTTCATAACGCCACCATTTTTCATGCCTTTAGACTTCATAGGTCCGCCATTACGCATACCTTTAGATTTTACCTTGCCACCATTTTTCATACCTTTAGATTTTACTTTACCGCCGTTTTTCATGCCTTTAGACTTTACTTTGCCGCCGTTTGCATAACCTTTAGTTTTTTTATACATATAAACTCCTGTCAGATAATAAAACTTGTTGCTACTTAATTAGGAAATAGTTGTTACTTTTCTCTTGTTGTTCATCACTTTACCACAGCCCCTGGCTATAAACCCACCATTTTTTTTCTTGACGCGGTTCTGTTGAGCCATAGCTTTTTCAATAGCCATGCCTCTTTTCATTTCGTATGAACTAATTTTACCGTCTTTGTCTAAATCAGCTTTTTGTCTATTTTTTAACACGGCTCCTCCTTTATTTTTTGTTACTCTTGCTTTAGGCGTATTTGCTACAAATTGTGTTCCTTGGGATCCCGCAGCTTTTTTCTTACGAGCGGTTGCTGCTCTTTCTGATTTCGACAAACTTCTTGCTTTTGACTCTGGCAGGCATCTATCAGGATTTTTTTTATTTTTACTTGTGCCGCAAGGGCCTTTTATTGAACCGTCTGTCCCTATACGAAGCCAGTTTTGTTTACGCCACTCTGCTAATTGTCCCACTATCTAAGCCTCGCTCGCATTACAATTCCCTGTCCTCTTATAGAAACCGGTCCCCCGTTAGCTTTCTTTTGTCTTTTAGATTTTTTTGCATAGTTTGGATCTTTACAATATTTAGATGCAGCCATATTTGCATAAGCAGAAGGATATTTATCAAAAGTTCTTTTTGCCCAAGCTATTCCCTCTGGACAAATTTTTCCACCGGATTTGGCTTTTTTTCTTCTTTTTTCAGCCATCTAACAATCCCAATCTCGTCTAGCCCAATAATTGGCACTACATCTATCAGTTGTTCCACCCATACCTTTACTTCTTGCACAATATGATTTCTTTCTGGCTGCATTATTTTTATGCATACCAAGCTTTGCATCTCCAAAAGTA